TATGTATAATATATTTATAAAAGAAGGAGTACTCTATTTTGGAAGACACTGAGAAAGAAAAGCTCAAAGACCAGTACGACACACCGGGCAGTGCCAGATCAGAAGACTATGGGCTAACCAGAAAACAGATACGCTTTGCAGAGGAATACATAGCAACCAACGATGCCACTCATGCTCTGCTAGAAGCTGGGTACGCCCCTGTCAAGAAAGCTGACGGTGACCTAGACAAGACAAGAACAGGAAGAAGAGCACAACAGTATCTGGCAAACCCAAAGCTCAGAGCTTACATAGAAATACTCCGTGATGATGTAGTGGAGAAAGTTTCGTGGGATGCACAGAAGGTTTTGGATAAAATGTACCAGACCTATATGCGAGCCACAGAGGCAGAAGACTACACCAACGCCAACCGCTCTCTGGAAAACATGGGCAAACACCTAGGCATGTTCATTGACAAGAAAGAAATCAAACAGAACACACACTTTCACGGCGCTGATTCTACATTCACCGCTGATCTCGACGCAGATATCAAGAACCTAGCGGCTATATCTGGGTACGACATGGGCTTAAAGGTGGTAGACGGTGGCAAAAAATAAAATGGTAGGTATGAATCTTTCTCTTCCAGAGCAGATAGATTACCTCCAAGATATGTTTAATCAGCTACAATCAGTTGCGTTCTCTTTTCCCATGAACGATCCAGAGAACGAAGACTTTCGCGTACAGAAACTTAGGCATATGTTTGCACAGGTCCTACACTTAATCTATCTCATGTCAGATGAAATGACAGAATACTACGGAGAGAAGGGCGGCGATAGTTTAGAAAACCATGATAGAACCTATCACTGACACAACCAATTCAAAAGAACAACTCAGGAACAATCTCTATCTCAAGGCAGTGGACAACGCCAGAATGGAGTTCTTCTCCTTTGTCAGGTTTGTTGCGCCTCAACTGGTACCTGACTTTAAAGTAGGTAACCACATAAAAGTTCTCTCCAGTAAACTACAGACAGTGGTGGACTCGCCTGATCCCCAAAGACTTATGGTGTTCCTTCCCCCACGTTCCTCCAAAAGTCTTCTGTGTTCTCAACTGTTCCCTGCATGGTACATAGGTAACTTTCCATCTCACGAAATAATGAGCATCTCTCACTCTGACCAGCTAGCCTCAGACTTCGGCAGAACTGTCAGGGATATTCTAAAGATGCCCCTCTACCAAGAGATCTTCCCCGGAGCCACCCTAAGAGAGGACGTAAGAGCAGCGGGTAAGTGGAAGACCAAGCAGAACGGTATCTACTACGCAGCAGGTGTCAGAAGTCAGATAGCTGGTCGCGGTGCACACATTGCACTGATAGACGATGCCATGTCAGAGGAAGACGCTTTCTCAGAAGCAGGACGCAGGTACATCAAAGAATGGTACCCATCAGGTCTGAGGACACGCCTGATGCCCAACGGTTCTGTGATCATCATCAACACCAGATACCACGAAGATGACCTCTGTGGTTGGCTCCTCAACAACGAAACAGAAGATACAATACCATGGGATGTTGTCTCCATACCTGCGTGGTTAGACGAAGAGTCAGCGAGTATGCTCAACCTCCCAGAAGGTAGCTCCTATTTCCCAGAGTGGAAACCTGACGAGCTACTCAGGCTAGACGAGGCAGAGATCCGAGCCAACAACGGAGCCAAGTACTGGCAAGCCCTCTATATGCAGAACCCCACACCTGACGAGGGATCTACCATAAAATCTGACTGGTTTAAGAACTGGACAGACGAAGAACCCCCAGAGTGTGACATGATCATACAAACCTACGACACAGCCTTCTCCACCCGGAGCACAGCAGACTACTCAGTGATACAGACATGGGGTGTTTTTGACTACCCCTATACAGATTCAGTGGGCAGAGAATTTTTAGCACCGAACCTAGTTCTACTAGGAAATGTCAGAGAAAGACTAGAGTACCCAGAGCTAAGAAGAACAGCACAAGATCTCTACGACGACTACCAACCAGATGTATGTATCGTGGAGAAGAAAGCATCCGGGCAGAGCTTGATACAAGATATGCGAAGAGCAGGGCTACCTGTGTTGGATTACCTCCCAGACCGTGATAAAGTGTCTAGAGTACACGCAATTACACCTTTACTAGAGGCTGGCCGAGTATGGCTCCCCAGAGGCAGAGAGTGGGCAGAAGATTTATTTGCAGAGGCTATACAATTTCCTTTTGCTCGACACGATGATCAGGTAGATGCAATGGCAATGGCAGTGCACTATCTAAAAGAGTCGTGGCATTTATCTCACCCAGATGATCCTGAGTACGAAGACGAAGAGAAGCCCAAGAAAAAAACTTACTGGAATTGGAACTAAATAATATGGCAGTTGAACAAAACCCTTTCTTAGAAATGGAAGAAGTAAAGGAACTAAGAAGAGAGTCTCCTTCTTTAAATCTAGTAGAGGACGTAGAAGAGGAAGAATCAGTACAGTTTAGTCCCACTGAAGACGGTGGTGTAGAGGTAGAGTTTGGTGATATAGAAGCCATAGCTATGATGGGCCTAGAACAAGACCACTACGCAAACCTTGCAGAGATGATAGACGAAGATGACTTGATGGATATTTCTCACACAGTCATCGACGGGTACGAGACAGATAAAGAATCCAGAGAAGAGTGGGAACAAATCTTTGAGCACGGGTTTGACCTTCTTGGCCTCAAGCTACAAGATACAACAGAACCCTTTGACGGTGCGTGTACAGCGGTTCATCCACTCCTGATAGAATCAGCTGTTAAGTTTCAGAGCAGAGCTTCTCAAGAACTCTTTCCCCCTGCTGGTCCTGTCAGAGCACAGGTGATAGGAGCAAACACAGTTCCCAGAGAACAACAGGCACAGCGCGTAAAACAGTTTATGAACTATCAGCTGACGCAGCAGATGCCAGAATACTTTGACGAGTTTGAGCGTATGCTTTTTCACCTACCCTTGGTAGGCTCTGCGTTTAAAAAGATTTACTTTGACGAAGTTCTCCAGAGACCTGTCTCAGAGTTTGTCCCGGTTGATCACTTTTATGTGTCCTACTACGCCACTGATCTCAGAACAGCGGAGCGGTATACACACCTGATCTACCGTTCTCCCAACGATTTTAGAAAAGATGTTGTCTCTGGAATGTACAGAGACGCAGACGTAGGAGAACCAGAAGCCCCTGATACAACGTCCATGGGACAGAAGATAGACAACATCATGGGCATAGCTGCCACAGCAGAGGAAGATCCTCAGTACGTTCTTCTAGAGCAGCACTGTTATCTAGACCTTCCAGAACCTTACGCAGACCCTGACGGAATAGCCAGACCTTACGTGGTCACGGTTGATCTACATTCTAAAAAAGTTCTGTGTATAAAGCGTAACTATAAAGAGAACGATCCTATCAAGGAAAGAATACTACACTTCACCCACTACAGGTACGTTCCGGGTTTTGCTTTCTATGGTCTGGGTCTGATCCACTTCCTAGGTAACCTGACCATGACAGCAACAACTGCCATGCGTTCTCTGGTGGATGCTGGTCAGTTTGCCAACCTCCCCGGCGGGTTCAAGGCCAGAGGTGTCAGACTTGTAGGTGATAACGATCCTATCTCTCCCGGTGAGTTCAAGGAAGTGGAGAGCACAGGCATTGACCTGACCAAGGCAATCGTCCCGCTCCCTTACAAGGAACCATCTGGTACACTTCTCCAGATGCTCCAGTTTGTTGTAGGAGCAGGTCAGAAGTTTGCAGACTCCACCGAACAAGTGATAACAGACTCTGCCAACTACGGACCAGTGGGAACAACCATGGCACTGCTAGATGCTTCGTCTAAGTTTTCCACAGCTATACACAAAAGGCTACACAAAGCTCAGAGAGAAGAGTTTGACATTCTAGCCAGAATTAACTACGACTTTCTCCCAGACGACTACCCGTATGAAGTTGTAGGTGGAGATCAGAAAGTATTTAAACAGGACTTTGACGGGAGAGTTGATATCATTCCTGTGTCTGATCCTAATATCCCGTCCTCTGCTCACAGACTAGCACTGGGTCAAATGGCTATTCAGTTGGCCAGTCAAACTCCTCCCGGTACGTTTAACATGCCAGCCCTGTACAGAGAAGTTCTCTCCGCTGCAAACTTTCCAAACCTAGACGAGATACTACCACCAGAGCAAAAGCCAGAACCCAGAGATCCTCTGGCAGATATCATGGCAGCGTCCAAGGGACAACCCATTGCAGCTTTTCCGGGGCAGAACCACGATGCACATATTCAATTTAAAACTGCTTTTCTCAAAGACCCCGGTAACGGTGCTAATCCAATGATGCAGCAGATTGTTCCTATAATCAACGCCAACATCAGAGACCATATGCTTATGAAGTACCAAGAACAAATTGGTGGAATGGTCACCGGAGTTGCCAATGATCCTGAGACAAGTGAGATGGTAATGTCACAAGCAGCAGAAGCAGTGGCAAACGCCAACGCTGCACTAGGTATTGCCCAGAGTCCAGAGCAACAGATGATGAATATTGAGCAACAAAGACTACAGCTTGATCAGCAGAAAATGCAGATGGACGCTCTGGAGAAAGCAGCTGATCTAGAAGTCAGGAGCAAAGAACACGAAAGCTCTGACAAGAAGGTTCAGCTAGATGCTCTGATTGATATCAGTAAACTCTCCTTAGAAGCTGACCGAGATGCTAACAAAGCTCTGGAAGCAGCTGCTAAACTTTCAATAGAGTCTGAGAAAGCTGGCGGCGACAAAGAACTTAAAAGAAATAAAACTGCTCTAGATACTTTGGTTAATATTGCAAAGCTGGAGAGATAAGAATGACCCTAGCAGAACGGATTAAGAAACATGAAGGATATATGGTCGAACCCTATACTGACACGCTTGGGTTTCTTACAGGAGGTTATGGACATAAAATTCTTGAAGGAGAAGAAGTCCCCACAGATCAAGAAGGATGGGAAAAACTTTTTCAAGAGGATCTGGAAAAAGCTAGAGATGGAGCGGCTAGACTAATAGAAAAAAACAAACTAGAAAATTTACCTTGCGAAGCCCACGAGATTATAATAGAAATGGTATATCAAATGGGAGAGAAAGGAGTTTCTAAGTTTAAGAAAATGTTTAAAGCCCTACGACAAGAACCTAAAGACTACGAAGAAGCAGCAGATCAGATGATGGATTCCCGGTGGGCAAAGCAAACCTATTCAAGAGCGCGTAGTCTTTCTGAAAGTATGAGGAAGTTAGATGCCGCTTAAACCCGGAAAGTCGCCTAAGACAATT